AGCGGCCATAAGGATTGGAACACTAAACCCCATTGTTTTACCCCGTTGGAACGCTTACGCGATAATCTAGGAACAGCAATGTCATCTTGAGTGGCGCAGTCTGGGTTACAGTTACCGAGCCTTCGTAATCGTATCCGAGCAACGGACCAACACGCTTCAGACCTGTAAACTCAGCTACCGGAGCATCAAGGACATTGGTATCAAATGTTCTAAATGGAATTTCGACTCCACCGATTGAGGCGTTCTGTGTCTGATAGAACTCAGCCTCAACTTCTATGATGCGCTTTTTATAGCCACGAAGATTGCCAGTTTGTATCCGTGGCTCAATCGGCATTGTTGCAATCGTTACCGTATAATCAGTCCCGACGACAAAAGACGTTGCAGACGCACGGTCGAATGTAATCAGACCCCCGCTGCTTGCCGTTTCATCTGACAGCATAACACCGTCAGCGATGACCTTGACCGTCTTTGCAGCCAGATTGGTAGCCGTGACGTTTGCAGCCGCGCCACCAGTGACGGCATTATCAAGTGTAATGTCGCGGTTAAATTGCTCTACATGGTATTTAGTCGTGCCGTTAATTGTGCGTTGCACAACGACATAGATCGTATCGACATCGACTGCGACAGCCTTAAATAGACCGTCCGTTGTAAACTTGCTCGGAGCAATGATGTCCTGAGACCGAAGAACCGAATATGCCGTGAATGACCCGTCGCTGTTTACGAGCATCAGCAAATCGGCTTCGTCGGTATCCGTAGCTCTGCGTAGCGCAAGATCAACTGGTGTATTGATCAGATGACCGGACAGAACCGAGATATTGTTCGAGATATAGGTTGCCTGAGCATCCGTATAAATGAACTCTTTTACGGTCTTGCCACCGCGCTGGACATACAACGTGCCGGCTTCCAGACCGACAGGAGACACACCAGCAAGCATCCCATTACGAGTTGCAACACGGACAACAAACGCTGTCGGGGTTAATGGATCACCGAGACCTTGCGGGACATAGAACTCTGCACCAGTGGTAAAGATTTGTAGATCGCGCCCAGAGAAAATATCTACGATAGCATTGAACTGATCGACATCGAGTGTGGCTTCTAAGCCATCGTCGTCATTGCTTGCTTGCTTATCGAAGTTGAAGACATCACCGACACGGCTACCCCAGAGGGTTGATGGTCTGGTTTTCGATCCACCAAAGAACAGGCGGCCTTCGTGGAATGTCACACTACGCGGCCAACCTTTTGTTGACGACCAGCTATGCTCATAACCACGCTCTATCTCCCATTCACCGGAGGCATACGCAGTTGTTTGGCTAAACGGGATTTCTACCTGAGCTTTAACCTTTGTCGTGCTGACATAGGTAACAATACGAGCGCGGCCATAACCGTAGCCGTCTTTAATATTGATATATTGCTCAACATCTGTCGAGGCGAATGTGCCACCAGTAGTAGTTAATTCGATAAACCCTGTCGATGCCGATGCAGTGAGCGTTGTAGCTGGACTGCTTGTCGTTAGCGTAAAGGCATAGTGCGGTATATAGTTGAATGAGATTGTGCTGAGTGTCCAAGAAGCATCGGTAGCGCCACGGACCAACTTCAATGGTGCTAAGTCCTCATGCACAAAGATCATTGTGTCTGCCGACTGAGCATATTTCAGGTTTGGCAGAATGGCCGATGTCAGTGTAGATGCAGCAATATATGGATTGCCAGAACCGTTGATGTTCGTAACCAGCACACCGTTCTTGAAGATGTAGATGCGCTGATCGACGACTGCGAACATATAGGAGTCAGCAACCGAGAACTCGAATGGAATAAGCGAGACACCATTCGCGGCACTGGCCGGAAGATCATAGATGAACTTCAAGCCCGGACGACGGCGCACACCACCCTGCGGGATGACGACTACGTTTTGAGCCGTCTTTAATGCTGAGTAATATTGGTTAAGATCAATACGACCACGCAATAGCGGGTCAACCTCTCCAACTGTGAAGTTCGTTTGGATATTGACAATCTTCATCAATACCTCACATGAACAAGAGAGTAGTCCTCAATATATTGGTTTGGCTGGTTCTGAGCATCAATCATTGTAGCCTGACGGAAGAAGCCGCCACGACCATTGTCAATTGGACCACCGACAGCCATGCCCATCCAATACTGTGATTTGCTGATCTGATCTGTCACTGGCTCGGCAAAATGCCAGCACAGGAAGTATTTAAGAAGTTGAACGAAATACTGCGGCAACGCATCCTCAGATACATCATACTGGTAATCTATCCAGATAGATGAATAGTTGGTCTGAATCTTTGAGCCGATCTTTTCCCATTCGGTGACAGGACGGCCACCGGAAGATGTCGTGATGAACAGCGCCCTAGCGCCAGCAATCAGGTCGCCGGGGAGCGCAAACTCATATTTCCACTCTGTGACCGGAGTGGTTTCGAGCTTGGCAAGTTGTTGCTTCTTCATGGAGAACGACCACGGATACATGGTCAGCAACATAACCTTCACATCGTCATAGAGCCGATCCGTGATCTGGGCTGCCGATGAACCATCCGAGAAAGATGTAATAATGTTCGTGCCGAGCATAATCAGGGCATCGTTACAAATTTTCAGTTTGGTATCGCCTGTAGCCATTTCAGGACTCCATTACGAAAATATATATATTCCAAATGACTTAAAGAAGAAAGCCCCGGCCCATTTCTAGGTCGAGGCTCTCAATTTCGTCAGTTACCGGGCCGATTAGTCGGTATCGGTAGCTGAAATGGTCGTGCCGTCAGCGATGTCAACGGTCGTGCCATTGTTTGAGTTCACATACGAGATCACAAGCGATGGGGTCGTTGTGTCGTAGAGGAACAGAACGTCACCGACCTTCACGATGGACGCGACTGCGTTGAAGTATGCAGCCGTGTTCATTGTTGCCTGAGTGTCGGCAGACTTGTAGCTATACAAAGAGGGAGCATTTCCCGCCTTGTTAGCCGCGATGGTGTTCCAGCCAGCAGAATCAAAAGCCATAGTTCAGTCTCCTTCTCACGATTCGCGGCAGGTGATCTTGACGATGCCTTCGTCGTCAATGGCGACTGCACCAGCAGAGAACATTGAGTTCACAAGGAACGATGTCTTTTCAGGGACATAGTTGATCTCTGTGCGCTGGTTCATGCCGATGCCAAGGCCGACTGCATCGCGATGGAACGCAAAGCAGACACGGTCAAGTGAGCCGTCGATTGCCAAACCGCCTTCTGCGCGGTCACCAATCGTGACAAACTTGAAGCCGAGGAAGGTGTCGATGTCGCCAGAAACGAGCGCACGGACTGAGTTGAAATCAGCCGAGGTCGTCTGGGTTTCACCGAGCAAACCTTCGAGGCCCGAAGCCGAGATGACCATGCAACGGCCTTCCATTGGGACGTTAGCAGCATCAAGGAGCTTCTTGGCGCGACGGAGTTTTGCCACATTGAGGTTGGTGTCTGTTCCACCGATGTCGTTCGAAACTGTCAGCGAGGTGCTGGAAGCTGCGAGAGCATCGAGGAGGATCTGGTCCATGCGGCGGCCAATCGCGTTCGACACGACCGAAACGAGTTCGCGGCGTTCGTCGAAGTTGACCTTTTGCTGATGGAAGATGTCGCTGTATTCGGCAGCATTCCAATCGGCCATCGTTGCCGTGACCTGTGAATAGCTGACGTTAAGCGGCGAAACATCGGTCTGAGGAACGCGGATCGTAGCCGAGCCCTTGCCGATTTTCGGGAACTTTACTGTAGAACCTTCGACACCGTTGCGCTCACGGACGAGGCCAGCCAAAGCGCGTGACGCTTGATAGGCTTGCTTTACTTCCGCGTCGAACAGCGTGACAAAGGCATTGGAGATAAGCTGTGCCATTGTATTGCTCCGTTCGAGGTTAAGGTTTTCTCACGCAACGGTTATCCTGTCGGGCCGTTCACTTGGGATTTTATGGTTCCCCAACCAGAAATATCCGGCCTTACGGTTATCGGACGGGTGAATAAATAAATCACCCGCCCAATTCTGTCAAATTAGCCCGGAATTGCCTGAGCAAACATCTTCTCGACCTTCCGAGTGAAAGCCATGTCTTTTCCGTAACGCGGGTCACCGACCATTGCGTATAAGTCATCCTTAGACAGGCCTTGCTCCTCAACCATACCGCTAGTTGGGATAGCCATTTCGCCGGAAGCCTGACGAATCTTGTTCAAAGCCGACACAAAAGCGGCGCTTGTAGACGCTTGGGCTACCGCATTGAGTTCTGCTTCGTTCAGAATCGACCGTCCCAACTTGCCGAGCCATTGGTTATTGGCCTTGATGATCTCGTCTGCACGGTTGCCGAGCTTCTTGAGTTCAGCCTCGCGGCTTACTTTCATCTGCTCCATAGCACCAGAGACGTTATCAAGGTATGACTTGGCGATCTTCTCGAAAGCATCCTGAGACAGGCCGAGTTCCTTAGCCGTAGCAAGATAATTGACCAATACTGGGTCATCATCTGGCACATTGGCAGCCTTGAACGCCTCAAGATTGTATTTACCGTCTTTCGGAGCCTTGTGTTGGCCTTGAGAGAACTTGGTTCTTAACTCATTGTAGGACTTGGCAAGCGCCTCAACGTCTGGACCGTCAGCATCTGACCAGAAATTCTCCGGCCAAAAGTCTGGGCGCTCCAGTTTCTCGTCTTCTTCAGGTGCTTGAGCGGCTTTTTCTTCGTCCGTCAGTTCCCGATGTGGGATTTCCGGCTCTGCTTTAACTTCCGTTACCGTTGCTTCAGGAGCTAACAGGCTCTGGTTGTCGGTTTGGGTCTCACCCTCTCCGGCCTGAGTTGTCTGTTCTTCTGTCATTAAGTCCTCGCGCGTTTGATCCGCTCTTTGATAAGCCGAACGACGCTATTTTGGCCTTCTCTATGGAAGCCATGAGACGCTTCGTCCCCCGGAAACCAAGTCGGTTGTTCGAGAAACCGATTTTCTAAGTCAGCCAATACTTTAGCGCCAGCTTCGGAAGTGAACACCAGAGCGTAAAGGGTGTCCAAATCCTTCTGTTTGTTTGGTTCTGTCATCTAGGTCTCACTGTAATGAGCGCATCAATGCTTCTTGGTTGCCAGCGCCTTGCGGTGCTGCGGCCTGAGCCTGTTGCTGTTGGGCCATTGCCTGCATCTGTCCATATTGTTGGGCAATCTGCTCACGCTCTTCCGGCGTAGTAAGGAGTTTACCCGGAACACCGAGACGTTCAGCCACGAAGTCGATGATCTCATCCTTCTTGATGGTCATCATGGCCTCTGGACCCATGCCAGCGACGATCTGAACGAACTGCATAACATCGTTCAGTTCTTCCATATTCTGCGCCTGAGCCAATGGAGAGATCGGGACGATCTTAACTTCCTCACCATTAATCTTCAGCGGCAAGTCGATGTCACCGTTCTGGTCCATAATGAATAGAATACGGCTGACAATCGGAACCATTGCCTCGGTAATCAAGCGGCCAAAGGCAGCACCGAGGTTTTGGGCCAATTCGTTACGACGCTGCACCACTTCAGTCGCTGATCTGGCTGACATATTGTCAGGTGGCAGCGTATCATCAAGCAGCATCTTCTTGATATTCATACGCATATCGTTGATTACGAGTTGCGCGACGTTGAAATCAGCCGACTTAGGTAAAGGTGTCAGGCTTGGTCCCTGCGGTCCACCGTTACGGGCTACCGGAATGATTGCACCGGGTTGGATTTTGACGTTCTGAGGGTTGATTACCCCGTCATCTGCCGCTGTATAAACACCAGAAACGGCCAAAGAAGCGTTCTTCAATACCAGTTCTAGCGTCTTATTCAGGGTTTTTACGTCCGGCATAGCCGTGATCAATGGGCCACGACCGTAAACTTCCCCTGCAACCTTCATGTAGCGGGTCACAATCCACGGAGAAACCTTCATCTCGCGGTAAACGAGCATGATTTTCAGCTTCTCATGGATCACGTAATAGCAGTAGCTACCCGTATCCTTGTTGAATACGGTTGCCTCTAGCAACTCGACATCATCAGTTGGCTTCCGGTCGATTTGTTGCTGCAATATTGGAGAGATATTGGCATCCGGCCATTGCAACGAGATGGCATCGCCCTTCATCTTCATCTTGCGATAGACGTTATCGACCGTGCCGTGCGGCCCTTCTTCCAGCGATACGAGATATTGCGGCACCGCTGTAAAGCGAATCGGAGCCTTCTCGTCACCGGGCTGAATGAGCATGATCGCTGTGCCAACGGCCAGATCAAGCAAGAACTCTGACATCGACAAGTCAAAGTTCGTTTGACGCAGGATGTTGAACATCCGCTCATTGTAAAAATCCAGAACAGTCTGGACCTCTGCACGGCGTTGCGTCGGGATTCCGTTACCAGCCTGAAGACGGCACCAAGCCCGATAGGGAGGGAATAGGCTTGATTGGATACGATTGGCAAACCGTTGAGTCGAATGGATAGCAGTCGAGTCATACACCTTCTGCATCTTCTTCTGACCCGGAACGCCGCCTTCGTAGTTCCCGTCATAGAGATTGCGCTGTGGGAGTGCGTATTCGTAGCACTCCTGATAGATTGTGCGCCACTCGTCCTTCTTGGATGCGGCCAGACTAGCGCGTTTGATTACGTTTTCAACACTCATCTTGGCCATAGCACCCTCACTTCTTCTTTGACTTGCCAGCTTTTGACAAAGCAATAGCGACAGCCTGTTTCATGGGCTTGCCGCTCTTCATTTCAGCTTTAATATTTGCCGAGATTACCTTCTGAGACGAGCCTGACTTAAGAGGCATCCTTCTTCTCCTTCATCATGGAAGCACGCATATTGTCGATCAGGTTTGGATACGGACGGCCAGCCTTCTTAGCCATACGTTTAGCGTGCTCCTTTTGCTCTGGTGTGAGCTTCTTGCTCTTACCGAGAGACTTAGGACGCTCCTTATCCCAAACTTCTTTCATGATCAGTCCTTCATGTTCTTGATACGCGCACTCAAGGCGGCTGCCTTCTTCTTTGCATCAGCGGTTGAGGTGGCTCCCCAAGCTCTCAATGCAAGAAGTTTCCGAGTTGGGCGACCTTTCTCATCACGATCTGGGCCTTTGACACCAGCCATTCTAGCCAAGAAACTAGCTTTGCGACCAAGTTCTGCGCGTGATTTAGGAGCGCCTTTGACAGGAGCCTTGAGATTAGAACCTTCAGTGCGCTTAAAGAAAGCTCGGCCAGCGGCATTGAGTCCACCTTTCGGGTTCTGATACTTCTTAGCGACCATTAGAGACCACTGAGTTTTGTCGGGAGACCAGTTTCAGGAGCAATGCGCTCTGGCGAAAGCAACTGACGATAGCCGCCACGCATACGAGCGCGCATAGATGCAGCAAGCGCAGCGCCCTGAGCCGATTCCTGAGCATTCAAACGCTCTTCTTGCTTCTGCTGAATTTCCATCTGACGTTGTTGGGCAGCCGATGCACCACTGTCACCGCCGCCGCCGAGTCCGAGAGCTTGTGCTATGAATCCCATGATTCAACCTCTTAAAAATATGAGCATCACACCCGTCTGGGGCATACGCCTCTAGGAACGCCTCATGGCGAAATCCGATCAACTCTGCCCAGCGCAGGGCACTAGGATTATCATCTCTGACGGTTATCTGCAAACGACGCACATTATCGAGCCTAGAGATGTGTTCGATCATCCGGCGACTGCATCGGGTAAAGGTAACGATATTCTCGTTGGCGAAGTTCTTGTCCTTGAAGACCGTCACTTCCCAATTTCCCGGCCAAAGATTGAAGAGTAGATAGGCAGCTACTGGTTTTCCGTCTAAAAATACAGAAAATGCGTAGAAATTATTCGCATAGGCTGTTACGACCTCATCGAAATTGTCATAAGCCGCGACCGTTCTTTGGTCTAAATCAGACAATTCCATGTCATGAATGTGTTTCACATGGAACTCGGTCGGTATCCATGTCATTGGGAACTGCGCTGATCCGATAATCTTTTGATCCGGCATCATGCGAATATGTCAAAGTCCGTGTTGGCCTGTGCGGTCGAGAACAGTTTGCCACCGATGTGGTGGCCACGGGTCAAAGTCCTAAACTCGCCACCGCCAAGCATAAGATACCCAAAAGCGTCCCCGATATGAGAATGTTCATTCTTGTTCGGTGCATCACGGAATCTATCTGTGCCTCCACCGACCCCCACTCTCTTAAAATGGTATCCCCCGGCGAGGCTTTTTCTGAGTCTTTGGCATCCTGAGTCGAGGATAAGTCCGGGTTTTCCATCTATGAGTCTCTGCATGGGTAATGCGCCAGCTTCACGGCGAACCATAAAGTCGTTCGATGCGGTCGGTTGGGCATTTAGACCAAGGGTCTTGAGGTAATCAAAGGCTGTTACCTCGAAAATACCATCACGGGCCACACCAGCCGGATCGCCCCAGATGAAGAGTTGGGCCTTTGGGAAGTGCGTCATGACATCGTGCATCATGATCTGGCCGAATCTTTCGAGGCCCATCGAGAACGAGACGATTTCGTGAAGGATATGCCAGCGGCCATTACGCATCTTCTGGCCGAAGACAGCTGCCGGAGTCAGTCCAAAGTCTAATCCAATTTGTAGCGGGACTGCTGGGTCATAATCGAGCTTATCAACGACCATAAGGGAGTCTGTGTATTCGGGCCAGACGGCCTTTCCTTCTTGAACATAGACATATTGGCCACCGACATAGCATTTGATCCAATCGAGGTTCTTGCCACCGAGTTGTTGCTCGTAATAACCGGGAGGAAGGTTATTCAAGTTCTCGGCTGTATCATTTAAGGTCCAGTGCTTCCCGGCGGCTGGTATTGCACCGGGATGATCGGCTGGCACTTCGACCATTCCGGGTGGTTGCTTGAAGAATTTCCACTCGTATTTACCACGAATCGGCTCTTTTTCGGACAATCTATACCACCAATGGTCGGTGTCCATCGGGTTCGTATCAGCCCAAATACCACGCCATGTGGGACCACCGTGGAGTTTAGTCGGAAAACGACCAACGCGGTGTGTTAGGCCCTGAATAACAGCCAGCGGGAGTTCCCGTGCTTCGTTGACCCAAGCACCAGTGAGTTCGAGAGACAGGAGTTTACGGACATCCTTTGGCTGATCGAGGGCTAAAAATATAACTTCGCAGTCAACTCCGGGGATTCCATCCCGACCCGGCAGCTTCAGATGGTGTGTAATCGGAGGGGACCAGCGCATTGGCCCCCAAACATCCTCTGGAAACAGGTTTTGCCAAGTCTTGATCGTAGTGGTTCGCAACTCAGGATACGAGTTACGGACGATGACGAACCGCGTATAGCGCGTATTATCGACCGGAGACGGCCTTTGCTGGACGGCTTTCAGGAATATCTCGGCAGCACAGGCATAGCTTTTACCACTACCGACAGGGCCGAGGAGCCCACGGAAGAAGGCATCGTTATTCAGGAACTTCCAAGTGGTCGGGGCTTGCGAGAAGTCGAGGTCTAGGCCAGCGGCGGCGAAAGACTCTGCGGCTTCATTCCGGGACTTCTTCTTCGGCGCTTTCATGCTTGATCTCATAGGTTGTTGTGGCTTGCGGTCCACGGATATTGATACCGAGGATAGACGGTCGTTGCTCGTCCGACCCGATTTCTAATAGGCCGTGATGTTTACTGAGAAGGCGAAGAGCAGACAATTTGTCGTGCATTTCGACTTCGATAGCATTACCATCCTTGGTCGGTGTGACTTTAACCTTCTTGATCGACTTCTGGACGTGCAAAGGCAAGTCGTAGGAGTTCTTTACCATCACATTACCAGTGGAGTCCCAAGACAGGACATCCGTAATGGCTGCCGATCCAATGGCCTCAATCTCATTCAGAACAGCTTCCCGCTTGTCTTCTGAACCAGTGGAGACCGATTTCCTCATTATCCTAACTCTACCCATGAAGTCTCCTGTGGAGCACGTCTGAAACTACCTTGACAGATATTGACTTAGACACCGCGAACCCCCTTAGTTATCCCCGTGAGGGGATACATCGTAACTTAGCTTAAACACGTTCTCCGAAAATTGAAAAAAAATTGAGCGGCCTACCCCGCAGTAGAGGCCGACCCCGGGGGGAGGGATAGTGCCCTTCACGCAAAGCACCCTCGTTGTATGAGCACCGCAAGTGACGGTGGTAACGATCCAAAGCGCGATAGATGTGAGCGAAAAGCAAGCGCGATTTGTTCGGTTGTTACGTCTTTTTCCGATAGCGTTGTGAGCGATTGAGGATCGATGGTTATCTGACAACCGTATGTGTTAGCCATTGACCTTATACCCCTTTCAATCCCCTTTGCCTTTTCCGTCTGTTCATCCGGTTCTTCTGCCTTAGCGATCAGTAGCTTAGTCTCACTTTGAGCATAAGTTTCAAACGTATCTGTCGCGTATGGTATCGACGCTATTAGGTCTTCATCCGTTGGAAGCGGATCGTCTGCCTTGAACATTACCTGATAGCGATTAGTTAGCCATTTGGAGGTTTGCGAGGGAAAGCGCTTTTGTTGTAGTTTCCTGATTAACCCGTGAATTGTGAGCCTTTTGAGAGCATTGAGGATGCTCGATCTACTTAGGCCAGTGTATGCTCTTATGGTCTCAATCGTTGGAAATGAGACACCGGAACGGCTGACAAACAGGCCAAGGGTGCCAAGAACCAAGAGATCATACGGTGCGACGTTCGGGTCACTTAGTGCCCTCGCCGGAATGATTGCGTATCTCTTATTTGACGGGCGGCCCCTATGATTTTCACCGTCCACTATTCGGGAAATATACTTTACCCCGTTTGCGTTACGCCGTTTCTTTAGCAATTTCAAAGCCTTATAATATTCTAATCTTTTTTTTAATAACCCTATTGACTAATCCAATCAATCTTGACATTCTGTCAGCGTCACCAATGCACAAAGGATTGCACAAATGACCATCACAGTCTCAATCAAGAATGTTTACGGCAACGAAACGATTTACCCCGTTTGCGGCACGGCCAAGAAGTTCGCTAACCTCACTGGCACGAAAACGCTGACACGCTACGCAATCGAACAGATCAAAGCTCTCGGCTACACCGTTCAAGTTGAGCAGGTGAAGCTATGAGCAAGCTCGAATTTATCCTCGAATTGATCGCTTTTCCTGTATTCATGGCCGGAATTGCTTTCTTTTTCCTCACAATTCATCTCTTTTACAACTGATAGGTGCACAAATGTCTAACATTCAAGAGACCATCACTAACAAGATCGTGGCCGCAATCGAAGCCGGAGCAGGGGAATTTCAGATGCCTTGGCATCGTTCCGGTGTATGCTCGGCATTGCCTCACAATCCGATCTCAAAGAATACCTATTCAGGAGCCAACGTTCTAAATTTATGGATTGAGCAACGTGACCGTGGTTATTCATCGAATGAATGGGCAACTTTCAAGCATTGGCAATCCGTAGGGGCCACGGTTCGGAAGGGTGAGAAATCGGTTCATTGCGCCTATTTCTCACAAGGCATTAAGACAAAACAGAATGAGCAAGGGGAAGATGAAACAAAGGCTTTTCTGTTTGCCAAGCCCTTTTTCCTTTTCAATGCCGATCAAGTTGACGGATACAAAGCCAACGGTGAACCGGAAACGATACCCGAGAACCTAGTTCAACGGATCGAGAACGCCGATCAAGCGATTAAGGCAACGGGGGCCGAGATCATTGAAGGGGGCTCACGGGCTTTTTATAGACCCTCAACCGATGCAATCTATATGCCTGATCAATGGCGCTTCAAACAGACACCAGAGCACGATCCAACACAAGCCTACTACTCAACGCTCTTGCATGAACTCACCCACTGGTCAGGGGCCGAGGCACGTTTGAACCGGACTAAGGGCAAGCGATTCGGAGATGATGCCTATGCCTTTGAGGAATTGGTGGCCGAGCTTGGAGCCGCGTTCCTTTGTTCCTCGCTAGGCATTGAGAATGAACCACGGATAGACCATGCTCAATACATTGACGGCTGGTTGCGGGTTCTTAATGGCAATAAAAACGCCATCTTCTCAGCCGCAAGCCTAGCGACAAAGGCTATGCAATACATTCTGAAAGCGGAAACCCAGCCGGAAGCGTTGGCCGCATAATTGAAAGGATATAGAAACGAATTAGGGGGCCGATAAAGCCCCCTTTTTCTTTTATAGGAAATCATCCATCGGAAATTAGGCTTGCCAATGGCGGCCCGTTTCTATTGATTTAAAACGGTATCGCGTCATTTAGATCATGTGCGGATGAATAACCATCAGCTTGAACCCTTGGTGAGCTACCACGTGCCACGGTTTTTGCGATGCCTTGGTTGTCGGGGTTCTCGTATTGACGGGCGGAGAGGCTATAGAACGTCCGTCCATCTTCCTCGCGTTGCCACCCACCAATGTCAAACTTCACCCCATCAATCCAAATATAGCCCTTGAGATCGGGATGCTTGTCTTCTTTCTTGGTGGGGTTTTTCCAAATCTTGCCCATGTTTTTTTGAGTCGTCATTGCATTTGATCCTTTCAAATTGTGCAATCCGTTTACAATATCCACATGGCGTTATGGCCGCAATCGGACGGGCCAAAAATGCCGTGGGCAAATCTCAGGGCGGCCCTAAAATTCCAATGCTTCCGAGGGTATATCCTCTTTGCCTGCCATGGCGTCGATCAGGGCGTTTACCCTTGCCTTCTCCTGAGCGGTCATAATTCGGGGCGGCTTAATCAATCTTTGACTAGTATCTCCATGGCGCTCGTCGTAGCTAGTGTCATACCAAACGGGCCACTGAGCAGGCACCATATACGGCTTGCCTTCCAGAAGCCTGCGATACAACCCGTCGGCCTTACTCGGGCGGCCCTTCTTCATGTAGTAATGCCACCAAGACACTGCCTCCGGCCCATCGGAAACCATGAAACCTATGGCATCCGAGTTCATGCCTTGCAGCTTCAGCATATAGGTTAGTTCCTCAACGTCCTCGATTGGCATCGGGTGGCGTGGTTTAAACTGCTGTGTTTGCACGTTGCTCTCTCCAGAATTGTTCGACTCTTGCTCTGCGTTCCTCGTCGGTCATCTCGGCGAGGGGTTTCCATGGTGTCCCATCAGGGAACAATTTCACTGGTGCGGCGGTGGGGGAACTCCCCACGGGGGGCACATCCTCCCATCTCCTTTGGTTCAACCAAGTGGCTGGGTGAGGGATATAGTTAATATCCTCTGAGAACTTATGGCTCCCGAGGGAAGCTATGATGACGCTTGCTTCCGTGCTCTGCACCGCTTTGACCCACGCTTTCTCTGCGGCTCCTTTGCCTACCTTCCTTGGATAACCAAGCCAAAACTTATCAAACAAATCAGACTTACTATCCTTCGACCGAACTTGTTTCGGTTGATGAATAATCTTTTCTCTTTCTTCTTCTACTTCTTCTTCTCTTTCTTCTTCTGGGCTAGCATCTTGATAGCCTTTTGCTAGCACGTTGCTATCATCACAAATAATCCAATGTTTACAGAGTCTTAGAAACTTCTCTGTTTCTTTCAAGGTAATCCTCAATCGGAAAGCCAAGGCCTTGTTATCAGGCAAAATACCGTTGCCTTCAGCAGCGATCAGCCAACATGAGATCAAGAACTTCGCTGCCTCGGCTGGCAATTCAAACCACTCAACATCGTTTAATAAATCACGATAGAGTTTGATCCACGGTGGCGCGGCGCGACCCGTTTTATAGTGTTGGAACTCGTCCCAATTTCTTATCTTGTGGGGCATGGTGGCACTCCTATTGAAGCGGAGGCCGTCGAAGACTATAAAGTCTCACGACCTACGCCGTGAACGTAGGTTAGAGGCGGCTACTGTTTTGCGGATTGCGGTAGTCGCCTCATCTTTTTTTAATCTAGTTTGAACCCGTTAGCAATCTTCTCTTCCATCCTACGGTAGCCATGAAGGACCGAGGTGTGGTCCTTGTTGAGCATCCGGCCAACTTGCATCAGGCTCAGACCAAGTTCTCGTCTCAGCCGATAGTAAATCTCGAACCTACAATCAACGAACTTCTGGCTCTTGGCTTGGCCAGCCACGTCTATGAATGTCATGCCGTGCTTTACGAGAACCTTAGCGATCACATACCGAGCCGACTGCCGACCGGAGAAGCCCTTCATCAAGAAAGCTGTCTTCCGAAGGAACTCATTCTCGCCGTAGATTTGAGTCCAGACCTGATCCAGCATGGCGCGGAGAGCAATCTCTTCTTCCGGCTCTTGTGGTGCTAGATTGATGACGTCTCTAACTACTGGCTTCGGTGGCTCTATTGGCTCAGGCAGCTTCTCTTGTGGCTTTACTGGCACGATTGGCCGCGAGGGATAGAACTTCTCCCGTAGGGCTTTGTGCTTCTCGTATGAATATGCGTATGCCGTTTCCATTGTTCACCCATTTAGCTGTTAATTCTGCACATAGGCTGTCGTCCTCGACGGCTCCAGCCTGAACGATTAAATCCATTAGTGGTTTGATTAGATTGTCGATGTCCCTCTTTCTTTTGTCTGGTCTTGCTGCCTCAAATACGACTACATACTGACCAGTGATTTTGCTGTTAAGTTGTCCACGAGTTATCCCCAGATTTATTTCTAACCAATCACGATAAACCTTGGACTTAATTACGCCTCTGCCCGGGACTGCCCGGAACAGACGGTTCGCAGACGGTGGGTATTCGCAAGTTAATTCAATCAAGACTTAGTTAATTCCCATCCACGCCCAGCGTTGACGATACAAGCGGAGCCGTCAGGCTGGATGAACACAAGCGTCCAAGACTCAGGGCCACGATAGAACTGGATCGCTAGCTTGTCGTCGATCCTAATCGGCTCTTGCGGCTCCTCTCGATACTCAGACCGTAAGCTATTGTCTATGATCGAACGATCCAAACAGAAGTGCGGTCCAAGTATAATCATTGAAGAGGCAAGAATTATCGGTTCCATAGCAGCCTCGAAAAATGTGCCGGAGTTTTTAGGCTCCGGCTAGTCTGGGAGGAACGCTTCAACAAGAGGCGCAGTTCTTAGGCTACCACCAATCTACTTCCCGTCAATACACATTTGATAGATCGTCTGAAGAAAAACTTTCAGCTTCTTCTCATCAGCCATCTTGAGTAGTCCCTTCCAATGCGTGATTGGAATGCTGCCGCGCCTGATCCATTGAGCCGGAAGAGACGGCGCGACTTGTAGGCGACGAGCGATCTCGCGCTGGCCACCTAGTGCTTGAAAAAACTCAGCCATATCCATCACTCTTTCTCCTTCAGCGCGTCGTCGACAAACACTTGAATTATTCCGTAGGCCGCTTCGCTGTTTGGGACTTTCTTGATGCTCTGCAACGCTTCCCGCAACCGCTCAATCTCGTCGGCGGCTTCTGGCCCATCTGGATTTATTTGGGTTAACTTAGTAATTGGGATGCCACCAAGCTCTTGTCCTGTTTCACGCATTTCTGTTGCGCGAAGTTTTTCAACGATCTCCATTACTCTTTCTCCTTTAGTGCATCTTTCAGTTTTTTGTTCTGTTCTTTTAGTTCTAGGTTGATCTTCTGCTCTGCCATCAACTTCTCTTTCAATTCCTGAACGTGCTTCCAAAGCCTTTCGATCTCGGCCTTTAACTGCTTACTCATTCAAGAAATCCTTGTGCTTCCAGACGATGTGGTCCCTATTATTACCGCGCTCTGGATGGCGGCGACGAACCTCTGTCGCTACGATATATCCGGCCTCAGTAAGCTGGGCTCTCCGGCTCCGGTAATGGCTGGTGAGGCAATCGAAGTGATTAGCCATCTCGACATCGGTAAACCCACCATACCCACAGTCAAACGCATAGCTTAGAACCTTCTCATGCGTTTCTGACATACTTGGTATTACTGATCTCGCCGCCTCAATAGAAGTATCGCGGCTCTTTTCCCGATACAGATACCGCTCTTGGATAGCCATCACATTATTCAAAGCGTCCATAAAACTCATTTGACAATCTCCATTTGTGTATGTAGCGTTCGGCTACATCGTGATTCGTAGCGGTGTATGCACAATGTGTCAAGGGGGAACTAATGACACTCAATGAACTAGCCCACCTGAGTAACGAACTATTGGCCGAGCTTGATACATTCTTCGTAATGCTATCAGCCGAAGAGCCGCCATCAGATGAGGACTTAAGAGCCGTAATAGAAGACGTGATACTGGCTGCCGAAGAAGTGCAGCTAGCAATCGACGATGTATTTAGCGACGAACTTGATCAAGACGAAGAAGAAACAGAAGAAGAGGACACAATTCAATGAACATTCATCAACGCCTAGCGAAGGCAATGGAAGCAGTAACTTATATCCAGAAAGAGAAGAAGGCTGGTATGCGCTATAGCATCGTCAGCCATGATGCCGTGACTGCCAAGGTGCGGCCAGCATTGCTTGAGGCTGGTATCGTTTACTATCCGGTTCATACGTCTGCTTCCCAAACTGGAAACCGGACTGAGGCCCACATGACCGTGCGGTTCGTGAACATCGACGAGCCGAATGATTACTTTGACGTTGAGGCTTTCGGTTACGGCATTGATGACCAAGACAAAGGCCCGGGAAAGGCTCAGAGTTATGCCGTTAAGTATGCCCTTTTAAAAACCATGGGGCTTGAGACAGGTGACGATCCTGATCTTGATCAATCGGTTGAGTTCAAAGGCGGCGATGAAAAGCCCAAGTCGTCTTATTCGTTGAAGAAAGAAAACCCTAATCGGTGGCCAGAGGTTGAGGCTATGATACGAGGGGCGAAGAACCGCAAGCAATTACTGGAAGTTAAATCTGAATTGAGAAAGGAAGCCGAGACTTGGCCACAAGCATGGCGAGACTCTCTCAATGAGATTTATTCAGTTGCTTGGGATGAGTTGGAATTTACTCAATGAGTAATCTCTCTGAGGAATACAGGCTGGCGGCGAAGGAGTGGGTGCATCAAGACTCCGTCGCTGCCTTGATGGAAGAAACAAAGAGCCACTGGTTTGCTCAGCGCGTTCTTAAATTAGGTGCCGACAGGCCAGTAAACCAGAGAGAGATGGAAGTCAAAGCTAATCCAGAGTGGCATGAATATATCGAGAAGATGGTCATGGCACGCAAGGAAGCAAATCTTCTGAAGGTGAAGATGGAATGGATCAGGATGCGGTTCTCAGAAAGACAGTCATCAGAGGCGACGACAAGAGCCGAGATGCGACTGTAAGGAAAACAAAGTCGAGGAAGTTACGTGCAGAACTATTCATTAACCACGAAGGCATCTGTCATATATGCCAAGATAAAATCTTGGGCCACGAACAATGGGAGATTGAGCACATCATACCCATCTCGCTCGGAGGCGAAGACGGTGGTGATAACCTCGCTCCGGCTCACATCGCCTGTCATCGCTGGAAAACGACAGAGGATATTAGGCGGCTTTCTAAAGCCAAGCGACAACGCGCTTTTCACTTGGGTAATAGAGTCTCCCGAACTCCGCTCCCATTCGGAAAATCAAGCAAGCTAAAGAGAAAATTAGATGGCACAATTATTCAGCGTAAACCAAGGAAGAACACCGATGCACCATAGTGACGTATTAAAATCAGCACAGTCTATTGTTAATCAGCGTGGCAATGAGTATGGCGATTTAAGTTCGTCATTCGTAAGAGCCTCAACGATTGCATCGGCAATCTCTGGTAAACCAATCAGTTCTTACGACATCGCTATCGTTATGATGGCAGTAAAAATGTCTAGGATCGGCCATAATAAATCGAAGCCAGATAGTTGGATTGATCTGGTCAATTACACGACATTCGCTGCTCAGTTCGCAGATGAGGAGCCGGACAATGTGAGGAAGTTGAACCTTGCTGAGACCAAACAGAACATAGCTGACGCGGTGAAGGCCGATGCCAGTTGACGATCACACCACTGGCGTTGTCTTCGCAATCTATATGTTCACAGGATTTTTAACCTTCGTAATATGGATGTGGCAAAATGGTAGGCTTTGAGACAAAACGAGACATGGCAATGGCACGATACGCAGACATGGAAACCATTGACCACATCATCGAACTGCGTAAAGAATTAACACAGGTCAAGAAAGAACGTGACAATGTGTTGGCTCATGCGGTTGAGATGGCTGCCATCCGTGCCGAGAATGATTGGTTGAAAGACAAGATCATTAAACTGAACGGTGTGATTACCAAGCTGTCTAACGAACTCAAGATTATGCGAGACAATGAAGAGTAGGATCGCGATCTTCAGGCATGATCCAGAGGCAAGCCAAGACTGTGTCGATGGCATGGTCGAGGCTTTGTCTGGTGAGTTTTCAATAGTTACATTCGATGAGACAGAATATGCACAAGCAATTACAGACGCAGACATCGTGGCATTTCCCGGTGGAATCGGGGATGCGGCAAGATATTACGATTTTTTTAGACGTAGGGACGGAAACGAAATTGAAGATTTCATCTCGCGTGGGGGGAAATATCTCGGAATCTGTATGGGCGCTTACTGGGCTGGACCAGATTACTTTGACTTGCTCAACGGCCTTAGTCCCGTTCAATACATCAAGCGTGAAGGAGCAGACGTAAAGAGATCATTCAGCACGATTGCCGATGTCGAATGGCTCGGCAAGAAAACGAAGATGTTCTTCTATGATGGATGCACATTCACCGGAGAAGGACGCTGCCAGATCATTGCGCGCTACGCGAACGGTGATCCGATGGCAATCATACAAGGAAGGGTTGGGCTTATCGGCTGTCATCCAGAGGCCCAGCAAAAATGGTTCAGTAAAAAGTATATGCAGAAACACTGGCATAACGGCACTCACCATGAGTTGCTGTTGTCATTCACAAAGAAGCTAATGAGGCAAAAATGAAGGATATTGTTGAGCGTTTACGCAGAGAGAAATACCACCTCAAGCGCGACCGTGAGGATGCGGCTTCGGAGATTGAGGAATTAAGAAGGAAGGTTAAGTTCTTCGATGACTATTGTAAGGAGTTGTTTGAGGAAGTCGAAAGATTAAGAGAAGAGACATCAAAGAAGCACAACGCTTATGCCCGTGATGTTTCAAGGTTGTTGTCCGAGTTACGTAAAACAGATTGGCTGACGCAGCCGGAGAGACAAGATGAACTATTTTAAATACTACATCTTCTTGCTGTCGATTAAATTGGCGAAGTGGTCATGCAGTCATGGGTTCGTGTTCGACCATCTTGATGCGGCAGAAGACCTAGAGGTATGGCATCGTCATGGATAAAAAAAACTTAAGTGGAGCAACAATCATAGGTTCTGGTAATAATAGGAACCAATTTGATTTTTATCCGACCCCTAAAGAGGTAACACTTGCTCTCTTAGAGCATATTGATTGGCCATCAACTTTTAGTGTTTGGGAACCAGCTTGCGGCCAGAACGATATGGTCGATGTTTTGGCTACCAGATTCGATGAGGTCATCGGAACAGACATTCAAACTGGAGATGATTTTCTGACATCTGGATTAAAAAATGTAGATGCTTGCATAACAAATCCACCATTCACTGAGTCGGTAGCTTTTATAGAGAAGGCAATAGATTACGGATACGCAGCTTTATTATTAAAATCTACCTATTGGCACTCATCAAGACGGACCAGTTTGTTCTACAGCAGAAGGCCATCAAAAATACTATGCTTAAATTGGCGGCCTCAATTTGACAAAAGAATTGTTAAATCATCTCCTACAATGGATTTTATTTGGACTGTTTGGGAGCCAGATAATAAAACTACCGAATACATTGTATGCAATAAGCCTAGAGTTGGCGAGGAAAAGCAATGAGTCAATGGACACAAAAAAGAATTGACACGGTGTTACGTCTTGTTAATGTTAAGGGCCTGTCACTGACAGCCGCAGCGCATGAGTTAGGGATCACACGCAAGGCGCTGACAGATGCAGTCATAAGACACGGATATAAGATAGTCTTCAGGACAACAATCACAAAGGCATGAACAATGTATAATCTTGAGAAGCAAGCATCCGGTTCAATCACATACGACTTCGACATTGAGTTCACACATGGAACAGAGTTCTACTTCGGTGAAGGAAGCGTCGAGGTAGAGTATAAGGCAGAGACACAAGACGGCTTCTGGCAAGTCGATGATAGTAAAATATCTACGATCTATAAGGTTGTGCTTTACAATACAGATGGCAATGAGGTGGCCCCGTATCCGGCGTTGATTGATGCCATGATCCAGACTCTAGAAGAGAAACAGTTAGAGCGCATAGACCAAGCGATCTATGACGAGATCGAGTCGTCAGAGTATTATTAAATCAGATAGTTGCCACGGAACACCGGACGGCCATCGACAAGTTCGCAGAGTTCTGGCGGCATCATAATACCGTCTCGGAATGTAATGAGGACAAAGCCCGGCTGTGCTCTGCTTGCTGTTCCTTCGGCATACTCAAACGCCTTGTGCATCGGGTCTCCAAGCATACCGCACTCGACACCCCAATGAGAACCATTGCGGTTTCTGACTGCCGTGATCTGAAGCTGGTGAGTATGGCCAGTGACTACCGAAATCCCAGAGTGAAGAGCAGAGTTCCAGCCAGCATGAATACCACTTCTAAAGCGATGGCGTATTTCCACTTTGTTGATGTGAGTCGCCCAGCAGAAAGTCCAATCGCTAAACCGATCAGAAAGCCGCCCAGCGTAATCATCCAACTCTGGGGCATTGTTGGCCAGATAATTATCGACACGTTGATCATGGTTCCCCATCGTCCAGATGCGATGCTTGGCTCTATATAAGGTGTTGATCCAAGCTGTTGCTGCTTCAATCTCTTTGGTCAGCTTAGGAGCGTTCTGTCCGAGTAGGCTACCGTGGCGGCTGACTCTTGCGCCATCAAGTATGTCCCCGTTGAGGACGATCACTTGCGGCTTGAATTGTTTGCTGGCAATGGCAAACGCCTTCATCATGATCGTTTCATGATGCGGCCAGATATGGGCATCAGACCCAATGAGTATCTGGCAATTATCTAGTTCGATCTCATGGCACTGAGGATAGGTCCAGTTATGCGCTGGCGCGTTATTCGCCTCAATGAATAGTTCTGGGTAGTAGGACTTGGCTAATTCAATTCTGGCTTGGAAGGTAGAGCGTGGGAGTTTCATTTCCCGTGCTCCGGCGGCATGATTGTGATTGTTCTTAAAGAAAACCTTGACTGCTTCTGCCGCGACTTCTTTAGATAATTTAGGGGGAGCCATCTGCCATTTCCAATGCTACGCGCTCTACATCTGACACCCGACGCATCCAGCCTGTGCCGAATGTGTCGAACGTCGCTAGACGATGCAGGAACTCACGACGTTCCTGACAAATCTTCTTGATCAATTCTTTAGGATCAGCCTTTGCAATCGCGTTCATTGTTCCGGGTCCGATCAGACCATCAGCCACAACACCGGATGCAAGTTGTAGGAAACGAACAGCACGACCGACACCAGAGTTTACCGACACATCGAAGGCGCAATAATCGACCCCAGAGGGGAGTTCATCCCCTCGAACAAGGTTCCAGTATTTAGTCTTATAGAACGGCGTGACCATCTCTTGCGTCAGGCTCCGCATTTCCTGCTCATCTACAGGACTACCCTTATACTCTTCCCATGCCCGTTGTGTGACACCGAGATTGGTGCGACCGCCCGGATCGCGTGGATGGTTCACATAACCACCCTCATGTTTCAGGAGATGCTTGAGAGCAAAGTCGAAGTTATCTTTTGCCATTGTGCTTATCCGCTGAACCGTAGAAGAAACCTAGAATAGTCGCTACCGCCGTGCCAAGCAAAAAGCCAAGTATGGTTAATGCAAAGTCCTTTCCGGCTGATGGCATGGGGTAGAAGGTTACAAAGAAGAAATAGGCAACCGACGAAACTGACCAGAACCAAGCAAAGTTATAGATGAAGTGCGCGGCATAGGTATCGCCGGAAGCAAGCGCCTTGGTTTGCAATGCACGGGCATCAGCGCGATCCTGAGCCACGATCTTGGCAAGCTCAAGTTCTAGGTTTGCGTCGATCTGGCGGAGCCGTTCGATCTGGTCTGGTGTGGCAGCCTCTAATGCGGCAGCAATGGCATCGTGAGGCGCGTCTGGCTTACCGAGCAATGTATTGGCTACGACACGGGCAACCATGCCAGCTTGCGGCCCTGCTAGGCCAGTTACGATTGCGGGTGCGACGCTACCAAGCACCGTCTGGGCGATATTAAGAAGGTCCATAGGATGATCCTTAGTGGCTGAGTTTAATCATCAGAAGAACACCGACTACGGCAATGGCCCCGATCAGTCCCATGACGATCAGGAACAGGCCAGCGGCATCCTTTAACTCGGCAGCCCGTTCAGCGGCTAGCCGTTCTTCTTCCCTGTGAGCACGGTCTACTTCTTTACGAATCTCGATGACTTCACGCTGCACCGACTCATAGGCCCCAACACCGTAGATGGAGATGAACAGGTTCTTGATCTCCTCTTGCATCTTGAAAGCCTTAGCCTTGGCAGCATACCGCTCCATAGCTTGCTTCTCGATGTCTGCGGGATTGGAGAACAGACCCTTCTTTACGGGTGTAGAGGCTAGATGGGTAAGCTGCCCGACAGCGTTCCAGAGATTGCCCAAGTCCTGAGCCATCTCCTGTATCTCTTTGCCAGCCGCAATAGCTGACTTCAACCCGTTATAGGCCGCAGTCGCTCCGGCTATCAGAGTAATCGGGTCCATTATTTCGTTACAAATCCGACGAGACTATCAACCATATACCCTAGGATTGCACCAAGGATGAGGAGCAGGGAGCCAGCACCCTTCCAGCGGTTCATAGACGCGCTGATAGCCTTAATGTCTGCCTTGAGTTCAGACATATCTTTATGCAGATTCTCAACCTGAGCCTCTAATCTGCCGATCTGTTGGTTGAGATCATCTGACATAATTGCCTCCTATCAGATTGTAGCGTTAGGGTTAACGGGCCATTGCATAGTTGTAGCCACGGAGACGAACCCGTCAATATCCGTAGCGGCGTTCAATGCAGTCTTGTTGGCAGCAGCGGCAGACCGAACGGCAGCGCGATAGGTAGCCCAGTCAGCGGGAATCTCTGTTCCGACTTCCTGCTTCCGAACCACCATCCAATCTGATGGGAGGAGCATCGTGTAGGCCATATCATCTACGCGACGGTTCCACTCTGTCTTCAGATCGTCAAGGTCTTTAGGAAGCCCAGCGTCCCAGTAGAAACGGTCATCATAGCGAACCGGATCAGCAACCTCGGTAATGCCAGCGGCAGCCTTTTCTTCAGCCGATGCTAGGCGTAACCAGTTGGCTGGATACTTTACACCATTGTAGGTGAAAGCTACGTCGATCTGTAATGGTGAACCGTTAAGAAGAAACATTATCTTGCCCTCGAATAGTTGAATGGGTTTTCGGCAAAAACAGCATACACAAACGTCCCGCCTGACGCGTTCCAATCAATGTCTGTGGTTCTAATTTTGATTCCATTCGATAAAAAATCCGAATTGAAAAAATTAGAATATTCAGCGTCAGCATTCTGTGCATTCAAATTCAATAACATCAAATTATACGGACTTCTTGATGAATCGCTTAATTTCCATCCACCCGTTGTGTCAGTTCGCTTGACCATTATCCAGCGCGGTCTAAAGCCCGTGTAGATGAACGGCCCATCAGTTGATCCATTACCCGTGTATTTTCCAAATGCCGAATAACCAGATACGGCGGAGAAGCAGTAGGCGACGTAGGTATCGCTAGCAGTGTTAATAGCCGTTCCCCCCGCTACACCAAATGTTGATGAATCAGGTGTTCCCCAATATCCAGCCGATGTGCCTGCCGCATTTGTCACGTTAAGAATTAAATACTGATTTGCTCCTAATGAAGTATGATAAACAAGCCATGAAATTGCGCGGTTTCTTGTTTTTACAATAATCATACTAGGAGTAACTCCTAAACCATGACCTATTGTTGCTGTTGTGCCTGTTCCAGTATAAGTAACAACACTAAATCCCGCTGTCGTATTAGCGGATACAGTAGATGTGATAGTGCCAGAGTTGTTGGATACGCCTGTGCCATTAGCCGCCCATGTCCAACCAACATATGTGCTACCATTCGCATTAACGGATGTGTCATTGCCAACAGTAAAAGTATTACTGCTGAAGGCTTGAATAATATTTGTTCCAGTTGACTCTGCATCAGTAGTATTTGATTTAAGATGCTTATTCCCACCAGTTACAATATTTGCAAGACGGTGGTCATCAATACCACTGCGTGATTTTACCCAAGCAAAACCTACTTCATTAATATTTGGAACGGTGATAACACGACCCGCAGTTCCATTCCCCGTATAAGTCGTAGCCGCCATATACTGTGCGCCATTAGCAATGCTTGGTGCTGGTAAGTTATATGTATTCAGCGCATTGAAGCCAGTTGGAGGGGTGTAGGAGAATGGGCGTTGGCCGAAGTTCATGGAATACTGATTAGTATAACCAGCACCAGACCCACCCTGAAACGCAGCAGTTAATGTTTTTCCTGAAAGATTTGTATAAGCAGCATTTGTTCCAGATGCGGGGTCGCCACTTGCAAACCAAGTTCCATTTTTACCCCACCAAAGTTTTCCATTGTCACAGTCTAAAGCTACCATGCAAATATCTGAAGTGGTAAAACTAGAACCGTAAGATACCCCGCCACCATTTCCGTTAATTTTATTTCCATTAAATGCACTCACAAACCAAAAATTTGTGTTGATGGTTGTATCGCTTTCCCATGTTGATTTTGACTGTGTAATATCTCCAACGCCACCGTAACAACTGCCGCCCGTATTATCAAAAAGAAATTCCCAATACCATTTTTTAGATGAAACGCCAAAAGTTGCTCCGCCAGTTCTATAAACACCAGCACCGCCGCCGCATGATACAGTCAAATTAGCATTTGAAAACGTAACTGAATTACTTGAAAGAAGCGGATTTCCAGTTGCATAATTACTCGCACTCGCACTCACTGTAGGCGAGTCAATCATGCTGTCGTAGGTTGTGCCAGCAGTCAGCGAGATGTTGTTAGGTGTCCAGTTGTTACCGTTGCCTGACGAGTCTTGCACAAGAGTGGTCGTGCTCGTCGTATTGCTGAACGGCAGATAGAAACCATTAGTTCCGTATGTGCCAGTGTATTTCTTTGGTTGCCACACGCCGTTAGTGTCGTATGCACCGAATGAGGATGGCGTAAGTTGCTGACCGTCAATTAGATTAACTTCCCCAAGATAACCGTCAAAATAATTTGACCCACCTGTAAATCTTCCAATATTATGGGCAACAGTACTATTAATAGTCGTATTTTGATTTAGCGTAGGATAATTTCCCGTAACTAAACTTTGCAAAACGCTATTTATATAAACTTTTGTTCTATTTGATGCAGTTGCTTGCGTAGTATCCATAGCAACTACCAAATGATACCAAGCAGATGGGTCACGAAAAATAGGCACCGTGTACATGCCATTAGAAACGCCACCAGACGTTGCCACTTGAATACAATTAGAAGAGCCAGTTGAGTCTGGTACGTTATACGCAATAAAAGAAAACGGAGTTGTTGATCCGTTGTAAGCACTTAAAATATGTTGCCCGCCACTAAGCGCGCCTAATTTTAACCAACAACTAAAAGTCCATATTTGCCGATTACCATTACTCGCAGGCGTTCTGCTCAAATAAGCACTTGCAGACGAGCGGAACCGCAAGCTACGACCTATGGTGTAGCCACCTAATGAACCCATCATTAAGTTATTGACTTCGACAGGTAATCCCATTTGTCACCCAATATTGGTCAGAAGTTGAGCCGCAATGCTTGTCGATGAACGAACTGTGTAAACCAACACATCTACCGCATTAGCCGTTGTCGTGAGCGTAGGAGCCGTCTGAGACGGGAAGTCCCAATAGGATGAATAGGCCAGTGTCCGTGAGCCTGTGCCATCCTGAGTAATAAAGATCACACCAGACTGCCCCGCCGTAAGATTGGTCGGGTTACCGAGCGTCCGGTTCCCACCAAGTGTCACCGAAAAATTATTACCGACTGACATATCGACCGCAATGGTCGAGGCATCTGTCAGCGCGTCGATCTGCATATAGGCATTGCCAGTGGCTGACATCGTTGTAGATGAGGAGAGCGTGGTAAACGCACCAGTGGACGGGGTAGATGCGCCAACCGTTGTGCCGTTGACCGAACCACCAGTGATGGCGACGTTGCTTGCCGCCTGAGTCGCAATGGAACCAAGGCCGAGGTTCGTCCGAGCCGTTGCTGCCGTAGCCGTCAACTCGCTCAGGTTGTTCGATGTCAGGAGATAGGATGCGCCACTGACGTATGCCGCAACCCAAGCCGAGCCAGTGTAGAGCCGCATCTCTGGGACGACTGTATTGAAATATAACGCACCAGCGACGAGAGCGTTCCCGTCATTGTCGAGCGTCGGGTCAGATGATTTAGATCCGAGGTATCTGTCGTCGAAACTATCATACGCTGCCAGCGTAGCGTCTCTAGCCGCTTCTGCCGCAGTCTGGGCGTTGCTGGCATTGGTAGCCGCTGTAGAGGCCGTAGAAGCTGAAGAAGCCGCAGCCGTCGCATGATACTTGGCCGAGTATTCACCACCAGCGACAGGGCCGGAAGTCTTTGTCGCCCAATCATTAGCAAGCGTAGCCGATGCCGCAGATGCCGCAGCACTCGCAGCCGCCGCTGCCGCCGAAGCTCCAGCCGCAGCCGCATCAACCACCAAGTCCCACTTGGCCGAATCAGCATTACTGGAGATCGGTGTCGTGCCAGTTGAGGTATGAGCCGTGTTAGCCCGGTAGACGTTTGAATTCGATCCGTCCTTAACCAAGTCACGGACTGTATAGGCTGTGCCAGCCGCCCAATTACCGCGCCAGTTGCCGATGTCTTCACCGACGACAGGGTTACCGGATGAGTCAAAAGCCAGTGTCTTGCCAGCGCGGGAGGCCGCCACCGGAAGAACCATGTTAACCGTGCCGCCGTCTTCGACAGCCGCCGGGTCATATTGAGGAGCCTTCAGAGTGCGCTTGTTTTCCTCGGCAAGCTGCTGGATCATAATGATCTGGCTATCCAGTTGCTCGTTGAGTGAGGATGCCTTCAGGTCGCCAGCGGTCACGAAGTCGGTTGTGCGCTCAATCGTCCGAGCGCCGATGATCGTGATGCGGTCTGAGCCAGTGGCCGCGCTGACAAGGGTAATTGAGCCAGTGCCGTTTACCGCGCTGATTGTTACGGTGTAATCGGTCGTGAGCGTCAGTTTGGTGACGTTTTTATAAACGGCCAAATCCGACTGCGTCAGGACGGGGAAGCTAAAGGAATATGGTCCGGTTCCCGCTGACCCGGTGTAAACTACACGCCTCGTTACTGCGGTAATATTATAGTCAGCCATAGCAAATCCCCTGATTTAGACCTTTATACACGACGCTCTAAAAATCCTCAATCTCACCTAACAGCCTGAGATGGCGGGAAAATAAAGGTTTGATCTTGTTCCTTCTTAATCCGCGTTTCCATGCGCCTTAGAGCGCCCGGGTTGCTCATCTCCATAAACCTGTATGTAATCCCGTAATCTATTGGCATCTTGGCCCACCAGATGTTGTTGCCGGGAGTATTGCTGATCATAAATTTAAAAGCTGAAGCAGCCACATCGTCGCCATTTTTCACTCTGGCAAACAGGTCGGCCACGCTTGAAAGTTTGCCATATGTCGGACCGAGCAAGCTCTCCAGCGGGCCAGCCCCGTAGCGGGATTTCATCTCACCGAATAGAAAGTCTCCGTAAAGGCCAGCACCGCCGCCTCTGGCCATAGCCGCCAAGACCAGCTTGTAATAGCCAAATGCGTCTTCTGGGTTTCTTGGGTTCTTGCCAGTAAGGATGTCCTTCATGTTCATTGAGGCATAGCCAAACATTGTCGAAATCAGGAATACGTTTGCTAGACCCCAGAGTTCGCCATTCTTGTTTTTCATCGCCTCTGCCACGGTGTTTGACCCGCGACCATAGATTTCACGCCCGATGACCTTTTGCATGAAGGCAATAGGAAATGATTTGTATTGGCCAACATAATCCAAAAACTCGCGCTCATATGAGCCTTTCTGATAGCCGCGCTGCATCATTGAACGGGTAAGCGCATCCGGTTCGAGAACGGCAGTTCTAGCGTTGTCTGAAAAGAATGTGCGCCACTCCAACTGAATGTCGCGCTTCAATTCTTTAATTGTTCTTTCTGTCGGGGTAACGCCTTGCTTAGTAAGATAGTCAGCAAAGACCTGATCAGGCAGATCGGCAATCTTATGTGGCATAAGATATTCTTTGCCGTCCGCCGCTTTTGTTGCAGTCTGACGCGCCATATCCCATTTATCGGCATCAATATTATATTGTTTAAGAACTCTTTGGTTTTCGGCGTTTAACTGGTCAAATGTTAAATTCTTGCGGTGTGCAAACAAATTAGACATAGCAAGTATTGTTGATGACCGTAACGATTCTGTCCACCAAGTCAGGCCATTCCATTTAAAAAATAAGTTAGTCATTTTTGCCATCATGCCGGGAGCGCCGTCCTCGGCAAACCCAACATTGGCTATCTCGCCAATCATCGAATCATGGAACACACCGTTGGAAGACAAAACCTCTGGTATTTCATCCGCTCTGCGACCCTTGGCTAATGCAGATACAGATGTATGAACGCCATCAAAGAGATCAAATCCTTGATACTTTAAGTGGGTCATAATCCCACCAATGTCGGTCAGAGAGGCAATTACAGCGCCACCCAACTGAGTGATGGCATTGAAGCCTCTAGTTAAATAACCGACCTTGGCAGCATAGTTATTATGAATCATTTGAGTAGCGCCGCTGATTTCATCAAATTGATGGTTCAGCTTGCCATACTTACCAATAGCCTTATCAAGTTCCTTTTGCGTCTTAGCATCCGTATCTTTTCTTGCCTTAATATATTCTACAACTTTATTAAGCGTGTCTTTTGGATTTGGCCCAAGTTTACGCATCATAACCACATTACGGGCAGTGATTTCCATCTGTTTAAAAATGGCTTGTGAGATATTACCGTAACCATACTTCTGGTTGTATTCAAACCAATCGTCTGCACTTTTCCAATGGAAGAACCGTTCTTCGCTAAGACGACGACCGATGTTAGACGTGCCACCCTTGAACCCAGTTATTTTATCTGGAACTTTATAATGAGTTCCGTTTGATAGGTTTTCAAAGATACCTTTTAACGTCTCATCAATATCACGGCCTTCAAATGTCCTATCAATATCAAGTCTTTCTAATATATCTTTAGACCATGTTTCGTATTTTGCGCTAGCAATCTTGTCAGCATCATGTGAGTTACGGACGATGTAACCTTCATATAAGCTAATATTCGCACCAGCGTCGTTCTGGTCCTTTACCATTACATCTTGGTATTTTTTAATAATACGAGCAATTTCCATAGCCTCTTTTGGGCCTTCATACGGTAACTCTTCGCGTCTATTGATTGCCCATAATGCCTTTCCAATCTCACGATCAAATTGACCGGAGAGAAGCATTTTCTCATATGAACCTTTTTTCAGGTCACCAGTGATGCCGCTCAAATAATCTGCTCTTGCAGAAACAATTTGAGCCGCAATGCTGCTTTTACTCGCAGTCCTATTTAACTGGCTGCCAACCATATATGATTGTAAGCCAAGAACCTTGTTATCTGCAAAGTTTGAGTCAACATAATCAAGCAAATTGATACGCGCTTTATAGCTTAAATAAACGTCGCGCTTCTTGACAAAACGTGCAGTCTTTTCTTCTTCTGTCATTTCTTTCTTCGACTGCTTTACAGCGTCATCAAAAGACCCGCCTTTTTCTTTAGCTTTTTTGACGCGACGTTGCACATTCTCAAATAGATCAATAGCCTCATCGTCAGAAAGCTGGCGACCAAGTGCTGCCGATACCTCTGAGATACATTTTTCAAAGCCCATTATACGTCCCTCTTAATCGTGCAGTTAAATGCCGTATCAATGGCTTTAGCAAAGTTATCCATTTCAGCGATTTCTTTATCGGCTGCTTCTAAAGCAAGGCGCTCAACTTCATCCATTTCAATGTTCCGCAGCTTGCCTAACTCCATAACAGAGACAGCAAGCTCATCTGACTCATTCTTAGCAGTAACAAAATCGGCTGGCTTATCTGCCATTTGCCTAACAACCTTAACAATCTCATCAACCTGAGCCGAGTATTCAGGATTGGCTAGGCGATAGTATTGTAATGCAACCTGTTTTCTTGCGGCTTGTTGAACATTAGCCATCTGGACATCGGTTGACTCCGCTGGCGGAATAAATTCTTTAGTTGTCTTCTTATCAACGCCAAATTGAACTAGATCAGGTCGTGACTTTGCTGATGCGACAAAATCAGGGCTGGCATTTTCTACAAGCGTAAATACTCTTTTACCGTCACTGATAAACGGAACTGGCGTAAGATTGCGGCCCTTAAGATTTGTTACAGCCTCGGTAGCCTTTATCGCCTGACGCTCTGTTTTAAATGCTAAAATCTCTCCGGTTTCCGAGCGTAACGGCTTATCATTAAACTGGCGAAGCAAGGTATAATTACCGTCAGGTGTCCGGCTGATAGCTAACTGGTCACCAGTGCGACGGAATATCTTGTCTTGAAGTTTGGTTGCTTCATCAATGCTAGAGAATACTGTGATCTCACCTTTAATTGCCTCGCCAGAAGCAAGCGTCTGAGGCGGCATAACAGACGGCAATTCAGTAAAGAACTGTTGAGATGCTAGTTTTGCGTTGACTTCAGAAACCGTGACGTTTCTTGGGAAATCAGTAAAAACCTTTTGTGGCTTAAATGGATCAATCTTAGTTGTCGTATCAAGCAAACGTCCTTTTAACGATTTGTAGTTAGGATCGAAGCTAAGTAGATGCTCAACGTCCGGTATATAACCATTGAATGATTGATTAATAGCGGCATGAATAGCCGAGTTTCTAACTTTTGGGTCAAGGCTATTAACTAATATGCCATTAGCATCAATCGGTTCCGCAACATTGATTGAGCCTTTTTTTAGAAAGGCATCGCCCAATGCGCCTACGCCCATATGTAGGCCGCCCCCGACTATTGAGCCGAAGACAATATTTTCCAGTGAATCTGTAATTGTGTAATCATCTTGCTCTACCTGAGCTAAGCCGTAATTTAATGGTTCAAGCAGGGCGTTGCCAATACCGCCCTCTGTAATGCCGACTTTTGCCCGAACCACAGCTTTTGAAAACGGCTTGGCTGCATTGGCAAGCAAAGCCGTATATCTTGCTTCACCATATATCGGAATAAACGCAGCCATAATATTAAATGGGTCAGCAAAATCTACACCAAGTCTGGTTGTAAAGTAACCAAGTTGAGAGATGGCATCCTGCGGCCCCATAGAGGCAATCATATTTAATCTGGCTTGATCTTTCTTACGCTCAATAATCGAGTCCAACTGAGGCCGGGTTATGCCATATGTCGGGACTTCAACCTCAACATTAAACTGCTTGGCAATCTCTAGTGCTTCATTTTGGGTAATAAATGGCGACTCGCCTTCTGCGACAGGTCCAACCTGAAACTCAGAAGTAAGTGTCCGGTATAGTCTGGCGGGTGCGCTTTCTTTAAACCGCTCTTCAGCTTGCGCTAAAGCAGCCGTGCCAAAGCTAACTGGCAACTCCTCCAAGAAAGACTTATCTTCACTATGGACTGTATAGATTGTCATTCTTATTCCTCGCCGAACAAATCAGGTTTAACTGATTTAGGCTGAGCGCGGCTTATTCTTGTCCCAATATAGGAAGTATCCTGACGGCTAAATCCTTGGAACTTGTTATACCTTACAACAAACTTTTGATTATTCGTGCGATATACAGGATTGCCATTGCCGTCTTTGAGTTCAAGGCCAATACTGTCATCCGGTGTATTTGTCCAATACCCATAGTTACGTAAATGATCTATATAAAGCGCCTTAATTTCATTTGGCTTTAAATTTGTCTCTGCGTTTCTGAGTGAGATAGGTGGTTGAATTTCATCGCTCCATAAGGCGATGGTTTCTTTAATTTGGTTTGCGCCTGACTGAACAATTCCTACCGGAACACGGGTATTTTTAGGGACTCTGAATCCATCACCAAAGTCATAAGCATCACCAATAACCGCTTGATGCGCTTTTTCTGCTGCCGTTTCCGCCGGAAGCTGCTCTTTAACCATATATTGCATAGCAAGAGTTGTTACAGCTTCCGATACACTATCTCTGATCATAGCACCATTTTTGATAGATGGGTTATTGATAGACCGCGAGAATGGAGCCATTACATCAAATACAGCGTTTCTTAGTGCTGTTTGTTCAGTTGGCAATATTGCTTCTTTAAGCGCCTTATTTACTTCTGGCACTAGTCCTTCCGAAAGAAGCCGCTGGCCAACACGGTCTGTCATGCTGTGTAAGGCATTGATAGCTGCTGGTAGCTTTGCTTCACGAAGGATTGTTGGCCACAACTGCCCCCATCTCCGCTCACCTTGATTAAGAATATCAGCCCAATTACTGCCAGTTCTAGCTGATTCAAAGAAACCAAGGCGCAGATTATCCATATACTCTTTTGGCATAATAGATATTTTGTCTTGTGCTACGCCAGCATCTTTCTGCATTTGCATTGAAAGCGCAGCATAATTACTTGCACGCAACTGCACTATTGAATCTGGCTGATTTGTCGCCATTGCATTTGCCAATGCCGCATATGAAGCGGCAACTTCTGGATTTCTTTGAGAAAACAAACCGGGGTCTTCATCACGACGCTTCTCGAGCGACCCTTGGAGAGCCACTAGATTTTGATACAGTTTAGCGCCTTGCTCTGTATTCACATTCCTAGATGCGGCAGCAATACGCGCTTGCCGTTCAGGTTCAGGTAAATTGTCCCAATTCTCTGCAAGAACAATATTAGCCAACAACGAGCGGCTGCGTTCAATCATTTGATTCATTTTTGCCGGGTCGTCTTTATACAACTCCCTGATCTCATCTTCGTTTGACACGTCAGAGATTCTTGCATTTCCGTGTGGGATACTTGCAGATATATTATCGAAATTTTGCTCAAGTGTTTTCTTTTTGTATGTAATTAAATCTTTGTCAGCCTTATTGAATGATTCAATGCGTGTCTCAAGTTGGTTTGCATGAGTATTTAATTTACCCATATCAGTGAGTGATTGATTGAACGCGCCAGAGCGAACTTGAGCAAGAAGAGATACGTTGTCTTCCTTGCTGCCAGACAGTTTAATAGCGTCAATATAATTTTCGGTAGCGTCAGAGGCTAATTTAAGAATGTCTTTACGCATCTCTTTGCGCTTCTTTGCTGGAAGCGCATCAGCCTTTTGCAGTTCGCGGTCAATCGCCGCACGAATTTGATCTTGAACTCCAATCTCTGTGACTTGCCCCCCCGGACCAGCGGTAATTTTAATAGGGCCAGCGCGATATATTTGCGTAATTGTTTTCGGCAATGAGGCATTTACAGAATTGGTAATTTGTTCTTGTTGTTCAGCAAATGCGTTTGCCGCCGCAGTCTTTGTAGCCGCTACGAATAAACGGTTACCAGATATTGCAAGATCAGCCTCAAGCGACCGAGCAATCATAGGATCGACCTCTGCAAGTGCAGATGAGTAGCCCTTGATCAACGCATTTGTCTGATTAGCAATATCATTGACTCTAACCTTTCCGCTTTCTACATCGGCAGAAAGTTGTGCCATCTGCATATCGGCAGCGGCAGCTACGTTCTTGGCAAGGATACGGCTTTGCGCTTCATTGGCCGCACGACCGAAGATTGTGGTCTTATCTGCAATCGGAGCAATCGGTTGGTTTAGACGACGCGCTTCTTCAATTTGCTGGATCGTCGGAGCCTTGTCAGCCGCATATTCTTCAGCCTGAACAATTGCTTGCTGCTTGGCTTCCTGAATAAAGAATCCCGTCATCCGGTCCATTTGGGCAGACAGTTGGTCCATTGGCGCAGACACATCACGGAACTGGCCCTGCGGTGTGGCTACCGCAATGTCGCTCGATGTATAACGTGGCATAATGGCCATTCTAAAACCCCTTAATTGCCGTAATAAGCGCCGCGCTTGATGATTGACGCACCGTTTGAACTAGACAGATTTAGCGAAGAAGAGCCAAGGCCGGGCGGTCCACCAATCTTATAAATATCTGCGCCAGTAGAAAGTAGCGTGCCAAACGCCTTGATGTATCCGGCTTGAGCAGCGGCATCACCCTGACGACGCATTTCAGACGCATTGATCTGGCCACCGAGCAACGCGATCTGTGCATTGTCTTCGGTCATTATCTTTTCTTCTACGCCCTTACCGAACGCATATTGAGTCAATGCAAGAGCCGACCCACCGAACGGATCAACACTACCAGCGGCAGCACGGGCTCGGATTGTGGCAGCGGTAGCTAATGTCTTTTCAAGAACGGCAATGCCTTGCTGCTTATATTTCAACGCATCTGACTTGGCCTGTAACTCTGCTTGTCGAGCCTGTGCGTATGCTGTCTGCCTTTGCGACTCACCAGCGGCAATCGCTCCTACAG